TTGGCCTGGTTTAAGAAAAAATATGAATACGAAACTATCAGATGGATAGACTCTAAAAAATTGGAGTATTAATTTAATAAATGAATAACATAACATACAGACCAAATTATTTAAAAGAAGAAAATACTGAAGGTTTCCTTGAGTATGATTTGGGAAGTATTAACTTCGGAAATTATGATTTCGGAGAAACTAAATCTTATATGGTTCATTATTACGAAGTCGGTAGACCAGATATTATTTCACAAAACATTTACGGAACTTCAAACTTGTGGTGGTTTGTAATGTGGTATAATGGCATTGGTGACATTTGGAACGATTTAAGAGATGGACTAATGCTTCGTTATCCACAGTATGAAATGGTAATACAAGCATTTAAATTATATAATAAATAAGGAGATAAAATGGATTTAAGAGAAGCTAAAGAATTTTTAAATGGCAAAGGTTATCATCTAATAGATGAAGCCACAAGTAAAGCTGTTCAGGAAAAGGTAGATTGGGCAACAACAATTTTAGATGATTTTGCTGACATTACTGAACTAACTGACGAACAATATAACGAAATGAAGAAATTAAATCCTTCACTGATAAAAGGTTGGATTGGTACAAAGAAAGCCCGTGAATTTTTTGATTACGATGAAGCAAATACAATCGCTGATGCTTGCCGAGTTTGGGAAAAGCTTAATGATAAGAAACAAAGAGAAATAGAACGTTATAATCGTGAAAAGAGAAAATTTGAAGAAATTAAATCACTTGTAACTGAAGTATGGCCTGAATTTAAAGAAAACATCTTATCTAAATTAGTTAAATATGGTTGTAAAGTTGAAAAGAAAGAACCTTGGTCTCGCTGGTATGAAGCAACATCATTCTTCAAAGATTTCCCTGAAGGTGAAAAATTTGACCAAGATGTTCCTGATAAAGTTACTTTGTCTATAAACAATGGTATTGACAGATTCTATTTCTCTATGCCAGTTAGCCTTAAAAATGCAGACATTGGAAACTACGATGCTTTAAGAAGATTAGGTAGATTCTCAAATGGCAAAGCAAAGAAGTGTATTGAATTAGCCAAGTATCAAGATGAAAACAGAAATACTTGGGAAATTCCATACGATATATTCTTGCCAGCAGTAAAAGAATTTGCTGAAGCACAAGATTATTTAACTGACGATGAAATAGAAAAAATTAAATCTAATCGTGCTTCTTCTGATGCGTTTGCCGCTGGAGCATCCGAATTTTATAGAACTGCAAAGTATCAAGGTGACTAATTCTTTGAAGTTTTAAAAAATAAAAATCGCCCACAACAGGGCGATTTTTTGTTATATTTGATTTGTATAAATATATTCCAAACAAATATAGGAAAGTTATGATTAAGTTAAAAATCGTAAAAAAGAAAATGACAATAATTGACGATGCAGAAAGTACACCAGGTCAGTCACGATTGTTTGACTTGTTTGAAGCAGAAGTGCTCCAATACTTAAAGAAAAATCCAAATGCCTGGTTAGCAGTGTTTAAACAACTTGATACTGCATTTGAAATTGCGTCCATAGAATACAATAATGAAACAGACGAAACAATAGTAATGTTTAAATTCAAAGGTTAAATAGAAGGAGATAAGTAATGGCAGAACATAATTATAGTGCGGATAGCATAGATTTTTTGAAAGGCCTAGAAACAGTTCGTAAGCGTCCACGGAATGTACATTGGTGCTGTAAGTGGAAATCCATCTGATGGTTTGTATAGACTTTTTAGGGAGGCCCTTGACAACTCAATAGATGAGTATTTGGCAGGCTATAACAAACAAATTTATGTTTTCTACGATTCTAAAACAAAACGAATTACAGTAATTGATAATGGTAGAGGTATTCCAGTTGGTTGGAATGAAAAGGCTCAAATGGATTCTCTAACACTTGTATTCACACAATTACACGCAGGTGGTAAGTTTGATAAGCAGAATTATGCTACTTCATCAGGCTTGAATGGTATCGGGCAAAAGGCTATTGCGGCTCTTTCTAAAACATTACAGGTTTGGTCTAATAACAGTACAGATAACTGGTGGTACACACAAACATTTGAAAAGGGAATTGCTACAAGTGATGTAACTCGTTGTAGAATACCTGAAGAATATAAGAAACTCATTAAGAAGAAAGGAACCATTGTAACTTGGATTCCTGACGAAACAATTTTTACTGATTCTATTGACTTGGATTTGCCTCGTCTAAAGCGAGAAATTAAAGACATTCAGTATTTGTGCCCTGGCTTACATATCCACACAAACATTGATGGTGAAGAAAACGAATTTTATTCTGAGAAAGGTTTGTCAGAACTTGTTTGTCCTGACGGAGATGAAAATGCTGACTTGTTTACATACTCAGATGATTACACAGAAGTTGCTTTGAATTTCACAAAGAAAGATGGCAACTCATTTAGAAGTTTCGTTAATGTATGTTATACGAACCTTGGTGGTACACACTTGAATGGCTTGAAGAAAGCAATTTGTAATGTAATCAAGGATAATTCCAAAAAGAAAATTCTCAATGATGACATTATGGAAGGTATTGTAGGCGCCATTCACCACAAAATGGCTGAACCACAGTATCAGGGACAAACAAAGAACGAATTAACCAACACTCCTGTTGAAAAAGAAATCATTGAAAAGTTGACTCCACCACTTACAAAATTCTTCCGTAAGAATAAGGAATTATTGAACAGAATTGTAACTTATGCGGAAAAGATGCTTGAACAAAAAGAGAAGATGAAAGCTTCTAAGGATTTGTTGAAGGGTCTAAAGACTTTGAATGCTGGCTCTCGTTACATTAGTGATAAGTTCTTGGATGCCGACAGAAGAAAGCACAAGAACCCTAAAGATTTGGAAATGTTCATTGTAGAAGGTGATTCTGCTGGTGGTCACTTTAAACAGGCCCGTGAGTCATTCCAGGGTGAATTGAAAATCCGCGGTAAGATTATTAACGCAGCTAAAGCAACTCCTGAAGAGTTGTTTGGTAAGCCAACAAAGAAGGGTGAAGCTAAATGCGAAGGTAATAGAGAAATTAAGGACTTGGTTGCTGCTCTAGGTTGTGGTATTCAGGACGATTATGACGAAAGCAAATTGAGATTTGGTAAGGTCATTTTGTTAGCTGATGTGGACCCGGATGGTTTCCATATTTGTAATTTGTGTACAAGTTTCTTTATTAACTATATGCCTGATTTGATTAAGAACGGTCACTTGTATATCATTGATGCTCCATTGTTTATTGCTACAGGTGCGAAGGTAAAAGCATTTGGTATGACCCGTGCTGAAGTAGACAAGAAAATGAAGGCTCTCAAATGTACTGACTACACAGTCTCTCGTTTGAAGGGTTGGGGAGAAGCTAATGCTGAACAATTATCCGAACTTTGTCTAAATCCAAATTCTCGTAAGTTGATTCAATTACAGTGGAATGACTTGGTTGAAAAGGCTTGCGAAAATACTATGGGTGAAGATACTGCGTTCCGTAAAGAATTACTTGGAATTAGTAAATAACAGTATTTAAATTAACAAAAAATAAATCTAGGGAATACAATAACCCTAGATTTTTCTATATTATGAATATGATTATTGACAAACTAGATAAAGATTATAACGAATTTGATAATGTAGCTTCTAAAATGCTAGAAAAGCACAAAACTGCATTTTATGAATTTATTTCTGATTATTCTAAACAGAATAACATCAGGTTAATAATAAATTCTACAAAACGATATGATATAGCAAATTTTAATTTTTCAATTAAACTAGAATACATTTTTGATTTTCCAACAGTAGATATGCCTATAGAAGTTAGTAGCAGTAATGATTGTAGAAAAATTGAATTTGAATACCAGACGGATTTTCTACATCCTGACAGAAACAAAATTTTAGACGATTTCAAAAAGATAATTCCTGTTTGGAATGAAATTAAAAATGCTGAAAACAGAGATTTAGCACTTAAAAAGCTGGATATGTTAGTCAGGTCTTACAAAATGGAAGAAGATTTCCAGTAATGTAAACATTTATTTACAAAACCCATTGAAAATCAATGGGTTTTTCTTTTGTAAACTAAGTTTTACATAAAATTGCACAAAAACCATTGACAACGCAGTTTAAATTTACTATATTATATGGTGTAAAAGAAATAAAGAGGTAACACTATGGCAAACACACTTTCCAATTTCTATGAAAAACTCGTTATTGCTTTCGGTACCGCAAACAAGAAGATTCTTGACCGAATTCATTGTGAAATCCGCATTAACGAAATGATTGTTACTATCCGCAGTGAAAAGCAGGGTTTGCGTAACTGCATCAATGCTTCTATTATTACTGTTCGCCCAGTTAAAACTCACCAGATGATGATTGAAGAAGTTATGGTTGGTTACGATAGTGAAGGTTCTCATTGGTCTGACCACATGGGCGGTACTATCGTTGATTGCTCTGGATTGAATGTTCAGGGTGCCATTGAAAAGATTGTTGATGGAATGAACGAACACATTTAACGATATATAATAGTATGAAGAACTTCCCTAGTGTATATAATTTCGCAGCGATTGTAAACGAAATGAAAGTTTATGCCGCGTTCTTTGATGAAAAAACGAATGTAGATTATTCTACTGATGAAATTATTAACCGAGTTTGGTCTTACAAGTGGTCGGAAAATAGCTTCTTGGCTAACAAAATAATTTTTATGTACAGCAAATACGAAGCTACTCTCTATGATTTTTCCGCACTTCTCAGAGAAGAAGTTACGGTTGAAAATTGTAAAAATTTTGAAAATAAGTATGGTGTCAAGGTTTACGATTTAACGAAGGAACGCTTGACAATTTCCCAAATCAAAGAAATTTTAGCGAACAATGCTAAAGCAGCCATCAGGGCTGAAACCCTAACAAAACAGGTAACAAAATTCAAATCTATGTCGGAAGATTTTTAATGAATGTAATAACTTATGAGCAAGCCACAAAAGTCTTTATGATTTTGAACGGTAGAATTAGCGAAAAAGATAAGTGTATTCTCTATTATGACGAACACGATGACAAAATAACTGCTGGTTATAGTTATTCCGACTTAGCTTCATTGAATGACAGAATTGTAATTCCAAAAAACATTGTAGCAAATATGACAGAAGGAATTTTCAATTTGTATGTAAATAAACTAAAAGAAAAAGTCAAACTTAATAAAATGAAGGAAGACTTCTAACAGTTTCAAAAAATAAAAAATCCCACACAAAGTGGGATTTCTTTTTATATTTGTTGTATGAATTGGAATGAATTACAGCCACAGCTAGAAGATATTTTAAGGGAATTTGGTTTTGATAACACAAACAAAGACCCAAAATTTAATACATTTGTATTGAACAATCCTTGCAAACGAAGACCAAGTCCAAGGGTCGCATTTATTCCTTTGTATGGATGTAATATGATAAAGTATAATACGATTTCTTATACTTTATTTCCGAATGGAAAAGAAAGTTTTACTTCAAATGAATTATCGGAATTTGTAGATAGAGATGACTGTAAAGGTTTTACAAGTTTAGAAAATTTTAGGAACTGGTGTGATTTACAGAAAACAATTATAGATAAAGCAATTCTGTTACACAAGAAAGAAGAACTAGCTGACAAAGAGAAAAAGTTGAGTAAAGATTTTTGATTATAAATACATTCCAAACAAATGTAATATAAGCGAGATAATATGAAAAAACAAAGCAATATAGACAATTTTTTTGAAAACGAAACAGACGAAAAAACCTTAGGCACCGACCAGATGCTTCATAAGAATATGGAAGTTTATGGTTTGGATGTTTTGGAAGATAGAGCATTGGCTGACTATCGTGATGGTTTGAAACCAGCACAAAGAAGACTAATGTGGACAGCCAAAGAATTGAAAGCAACTTGGGATAACAAGACCGTTAAGTCAGCAAGAATTACTGGTGATTGTATGGGTAAGTATCACCCACACGGTTCTGCTTATGGTTCTCTAGTAACAATGGCAACAAGCGAATACCCAATTATTCACCGGACAAGGTAACTGGGGTTCATTGACAGATGGACCTGCTGCTGACAGATATACAGAAGCAAAGATTTCTCAAATCGGTATGAAAATGTTGGAATGTATGGATGTTGCAGATTACATTCCAAATTACACCGGCGAATTTAAAGAACCGATTGTATTGACAACACGCTTGCCAAATTTCTTTATTAACGAATGTTCCGGCATTGCTGTTGGTTTGAATTGTAACATTCCAGCTCACAATTTGAAAGAAATTGTAGAAGCTATGAAGGTTGTAGTTAAGAAAGGAAAACAAACTAAAATCAAGGACATTATGAAATACTTGAAAGGTCCTGATTATAAGTATGGTGGTAAAATCCTTTCTACTCCTGAAGAAATTGAACATTTATATGAAACAGGTGAAGGCACCATCAAGTATGAATGTGATTACACACTTGCTCGTGATAAAAAGAATGTTCTTTTGACTATTACAGGTTATTGTCCTGGTTTCTCACCAAACTCCTTCATTAACAAAATGATTTCAATGATTGACGATGGAACTGTTTTGTATGTAAATGACTCTTCAACAAAGACTGAAGCTTGTAAGTTGGAAGTTATGTTAAAGAGCGAAGCAGATTTTGAAAGCAAAATTCACAAGCACTTGATTAAGAGTGAATCGTATCGTTATTATGCGATTGAACGAACAAAGTCCAAGGATGTTTCTAAGGACGTAGATACAAAAGTTCTAATTCCTAATATGATTGAACTAATGAACAAGTGGATTGACTGGAGAAAAGAAGTTGAAACAAAGATGTGCGAAGTAGAAAAGAACATCTACGAGGACAAGAAACAAAAAATGAATTGGAGACTTCTTGCTTCACAAAATCTAAAGGTTGTTGTAAAGGGACTGGAAGAAAAAGACCCAGTTAAGTATATTGCGGAAAATATGCCTGGTTTGAAAGGTAAATCTTTTGCTAATGATGCTGCAAAGTATATTTGCGACCAAAAGGTTATTAGTTTACAGAAAACAGACCAGAACAAAATCAAGCAAGACATTACCGATTTCACAGCACACATTAAAGATTTGGAAAATGACATCGCCCATATTGAAAATGTTGTAATTCGTGAATTGGATAAACTCAAACCTTTTTATCGTGATAGAATGTTGAAGGTATAGTGAATTTCAATTAAATTAAAAACGAAATACACAATGACTTTATCTAACAAAGATGAGGTCATTGTTTTTTGTAAATTGAAAATAAGGAATTTTTATGAATGAATTAAACATTTCAATTAAAAATCCATATAACGGAGAAGAAACAGCTCCGATTTTTGATAGTGATGCTGAAAGAGAATTTTATTATACAAAATCATTGGGTTGTCCTGTCCCAGTAAATTTACATATTTGCAGATGTAAAGACGAAAGCGCAAAATTTGGCTATAAATGGCTAACATATCCTTGTCAGTGCTATCCAATTTTTGATAATGATGAATTTAAAGCCTATACAGATGATATAAATGTGGCTTTAGCAAACTATGAAAAGAATGTTAAGGTTTTGAATAATAATTTAGTTCACAAAGATTTTTCATTATGTAAAGATTGTCATTTATACAAACAACATATTGAAGACAAAGCTAAATTTCCACCAGCACATTTCGTTTTAATGCAATATGGTTATTATGGCAAATTACTTTATCAAAGTTATAAAAATAATGAACTAAATGAAGAAGTTAAAAAGTATCCTTATGGAATTAACTTGTCATTGGATAGTGCTTGTAATTTGAGATGTCCTACTTGTAGGACAAATGATTATCATTTGACAGATATATCAGAAGAAGATTTAAACATATTATATGAATATGTAAAAAACATTAGAAGTCTTTCTATTGGATGCGATGGTGAATTCTTTTTATCAAAAGCATATACAGATTTCTTAAAAAGAGATTTCAGTAATAGTAAACTTGAAGAAATTATTTTATATACAAATGGAACATTGTGTAATAAGACTAACTGGGAAAAGATAAATCCTAAAAATGTTGATTTGATTAAAGAAATTAAAATCAGTATTGATGCCGCTTGTGAAGAAACATATAAAAAGGTTCGTTCACAGACTTTGTGGAATACTTTATTAAATAACATTAAGAATTTACATAATATGATTAGTCCAAATTGTATGTTGACTTCTACATTTACAATAAGTTCATACAATTATAAAGACATTTTGGATTTTACCCCATTTGCCAAAAATCTAGGTTTCAAAAGAATAACTTATTCTTTCGCCAGAACAAATTTGCACGGTGAAGGAGATAGTGGTTATATAATTAAAGACAAAGACACTATAAATCAGATTGTTGAAATAATTAAAATGCAACAGTCTAAATATAACGATTATGATAATGATACTTTCTATGTAAATTTGAGTTAATAATGAACGAATTAAACATAAAATCTGCTGAACAATTTATATTGTATAAATTGGATATAAAACCTGAACTAATCAGGCATTCAAAGGATTTTAAACTTAAAGACAAACTAATTTTCGTGACAAATGCTAACAGTGATTTGTTTCTACATCCAATGATTAGAAGTCTTTATAAGAATGTGAATAAAGATGATTTTACTTTGTGTATCTTTGATAATTCGTGGACTTCTCGTTTTCCTGAAGAGTTATATTTTCAGTATGGATTTGATAATATAATAAGTTTAGATAACACAAATCGTGGTGTTGTAGAAGGAATTGAAGAATCCGAATTTAGAGGGAGTATCATTCATTGTAAAACAGTTGATTTTTGTTTAAAGTATTTTAAACAAGAAGGTGTTAAAGATTTTATATTGGTTGATAGCGATGTCTTATTCAAAACCAATCCTTTCAATGTTGTTGATAAAGATTATGTTTGTGTTGGTGAATATGAAGACGAAAAGTCTAGAATTAAACCATATTTTCAATACTTCAATTTAGAAAAATTGGATATAAACTATTATGACGAAACCCGTATGTTAGGTATAACTTCGTATGATTGTTATGTGTATGATACTGGAATGGCATTTACAGAAGATTTAAAGAAATACAACAAACCAGTTAAGTATATTAACATTGAAGATTATATTGCTCATTTCTATGGTGGTTCTTATGTGTATGCACAGAAAGAAATTGCCAAATACCATAAAATAGATTGTACTGAACAAACACAGCTACAGAAATCTTATGAACTTGTTTACCAATGGCTAAAAGACAATAATTCACTCTACTTATAATAAATACAATATGAGTAATTGGACGCAAAATACACCAGATAAAATAAATGACCCTGTTTATGACCCATCAACCCACCAGTTCAAGAAAGGTTGGATTGACGGTCATCCACGTGGTGGTTATCCGGCTAATTATTTCTTCGCCGATACAATACGTTCTGTTATTGTAGGTTTCGGTAATTTCTTTAATGACCTTTATGTTATTCGTTATGATGAAAAAGGCGAACCAATTAAGCAGATTCAGGTTCCTTTGAAATATGGACCTAGAATGAAGTCCCACGATTTTAGAGTGGAACAAGAAAGTGGTAAGAAGTATTACATCCAATTACCTAATATGACTTACCGAATTGAGAATATAGCCTTTGCGTCTGACAGATACTCAGGTGCTGGTGAGTCAAGAGGTTTCTACAACAAATACTTTGAAGTAAATGGTATTGACTATTTAATGGCTAACAAGTTTTGGGCTGATGTTCACCCAGTTCCATATAATTTAACAATTACTATGGAAGCTAAAACAGAACATATATCTGATGCTAATCAGATTATGGAACAAATTTTAGTTCGTTTCGCTCCTGAAGCATATTTTGATTTGAAGGAGTTTTGGTTTATTAACAAGCGCCGTTCTATTAAAATGAAGTGTGAAAGTTCTAATATAGAAATGTCACAAGATTTCGGTGAAGAAGATAAACGAGAAATTACTGTATCTTTTTCATTCAGTGTAGAAGCGTGGTTATATAAACCAATTAGAGAAACCTATGTAATTGACGAAATTATTACCAAGCTCGGCGTAAATGGTGATAAAGATTACTGGAAAGAAAGAATGGCTGGTAACTATGATGGAAGTTTCGTTTCTCGCCACGATTTTGATTACCAGTTCGGTACAAAAATCGGCAGAGTTTCCGCTATGTTACCATTTACAGAACAACCTGCTCCAGTTTCTTCAACTAGCGGTTGGTTCTACGAATATAAGTATGAAGAATTACCAGATATTACCAATTATCCGACCGGAAGTAAACTTTTATTAACAAAAACTATCAGAAATGACGAAACCAGTGCCATATATTCAGGCATAAACCAGTATTTGACGTCCTCTGCTCAGCATGTGGCAGTAAGTTGGAATGACTACACCACAAACCCACTTGGAAAAATGGGTCCTTCGCTCAAGTACTGGCAAGTAACGGCAAATAGCGGTGACTGGCTACAAGGTAATTTAAAACCTGATGTAAATGGTGATAGAATTTACCAGATTTATTATGACCCAAATTATGTAGTTACCCAAGGAACATTAAATCCTGACGGAACTGTAAAAGACGAAGGTGTTTACGGGGCAACCTTCATTTTGGAAAACAAAAATTTGAAGGGTTTCGGTGATTTCAGTGATAATCTATTCTTTGGAACAAAAGATGCTGAACTCAATGGAACAGTTGTTAAAGATGCTCCTTGGGTTTCTCAAGTTTCAACAGAAAATAACGAAATTATATAAATACTATAAAATGGAGTTTTTGAATTATGGAAAATAGACAATCACAATTTATTGAAAAGATATTGAAAATCTTTACCAATGCCGGATTTGGTGTTGAGAAATTTGACGCAGGTACTTACGATATTGTAGACCGTTCTATTATTGGTAAAGCAAAAATTGGTTCTATCAAGGCTTTGGGTGATGGTAACTTGTCCGTTAAACTCGGTGGCGAATCAAAGAAGCACGGAAAATTTAATTCCTTAATGAAACATACTTCTTTGAAGGCTAAACCAACAGCTAATGTTGCTACAGTCGCCAAAATGGTTAAGGATATGTTGCTTGATTATAAGAAAGCCAAAAAAGAAATTTATAAAGAATCGTATAATAAGTATACAGTTCCTGCTATTACTCGTGATTCACTTGAAGGTGCGATAGATAGTTATTTAACAAAGGTCGCATTACTCAAAGAGAAGACTGATATAGAAGAAAACTATGCTGATTTATTGACTTTTGTCGCTGACAAATTGTCTTTGACAGAAGATGCTTGCGAAGCTAAATATGGTGAAATTCTTGATTTGACATTGAACTATGATGAAAGCAAGTTCAATAAGGCTATGGATAGTTTGTTTGAAGAAACCGAATTGAAGACAGACTTTAGAAATTTCCTTAGAGAAGCCGAAGAAAATGATTTAATGACTGAAATCAAGAATGACAGAGCTTTGAAGGCTTTGAGAAATACTGACTATTACAAAAATTTGGATGAAGATGACAAATATCGTAAGTTGTGGAAATACATTGTAGGCACCCACGGTTCAAAATTTTCACAGAGTGAAGATTTGGAAGATATTTGTAGAACCTTGGCACACGAAGATGATGAAAACTTTTAATATAAATAAAATAAAATTTAGGAGATAATATGGATTTCAAAAATTATTACCACAACAAATTGAACGAAGAAGGTGTTACAATGGATGGTTTGGATGCTGATGCTCCAAAGCCACAGCAACAGCCACAACAAGCTGCTCCACAAGGTAAGAGTGGCATTGTTACACAGTATGTAAATGGAACTTCTTTGAAGCTTGGCTTGCGTAAGCTCGGTGACGAAATAGGTGATGGTATCTTTGAATATGCTACAAAGCAGCTTGTTCAGCCAACAGACTTCAAATCCGAAGATGACTACATTAAGTATTGCCAGGAAATAAGAACCGGTGTTGCTGAAAAGTACAATAAGACCTTGTCTGATTTGCTTTCTCAAATTGGTTTGTTCATTGACAACAAGGTTCACAACGCTTGCCCTAATAAGTAAGTTCTGTGTAAATTAAAAATTTGAAAGGTCCCTATATAAATGGGGACTTTTTCTATATTTGAATAGTATGGCATATTGCGATTATAACAATTTAAACATTTTAATTTATCAAAATTTGTGGAAAATTCCACAGGATATAGATTTGATAGTTTGTATTCCTAGAAGTGGAATGATTATAGGTACTATTATATCAGAATATAGAAATGTACCTATTTGTACTATTAACGAATACATAAACAATGTTTCTACAATTAAAGGAACAAATCTATCACAGGCAAAACAATTTAATTCAAAAGATACATATAAACATATTTTATTAGTGGACGATACTTGTAGTTCAGGTGGAACTATACTTAATGCTAAAAAGATTATACACGATTTTAATAATGTTAAATTAACTACCTTCGCTGTGTTTGCTGAAAATGAAGGAAAGAATATAATTGACATTTATTTAACTGAAGCAAATTGGCCGCTATTTCCATACAGCGTTTTGAAATGTAGTCATTTTGAAAGTTGTTTTGATATAGATGGTATTTTTACAGAAGAAGTGCCAGCTAATATAGATGACGATGGAGAAAAATATATAAACTTTATTACTACCCAAAGACCACTTTATATTCCGCAGTCGGAAGTACTATGTTTAGTTACTGGACGAATGGAGAAGTATAGAGAAATTACTGAAAAATGGTTAGCTGAACATAATGTAAAATATAAGAATTTGTTTATGTGTCCTGCCAAAACAAAAGAAGAAAGATTACAAATAAATCCAGCAAAATATAAAGCCGAAATTTATAAGTATTATAAGGCTAATATATTTTTTGAGAGTAGTTTGTATGAAGCACAAATCATTAAACAAGAAACGAATAAACCTGTATTTTGTACAGAGATAATGAATTTTATATAAATACTATATGCGAACAAACAAAATAGATACAATATACTTGGATATGGACGGTGTCATTTGCGATTTCTGTGGTGCTTGCGAAGATATTGATGCCATTGAACATTACAAAGTAGATTGGGAAAAAGTACATGCCGCTGGAATAGATTTTTGGGCTAATATGAAGTGGACTAAAGAAGGTGAACGCTTCTATAAGTGGCTTGAAAAATTCTGTGATGAAGAAGGTATTGACCTTTGTATTTTGTCACAGGTAAATTATAACGATGGTGTGAATGGTAAGATTGAATGGCTTATGGCTAATACCAAAGTTCCAAATAAAAACATTTACATTGTCAAGACAGGTAAGGCAAAAGCAAAATTTGCGAATAGTTCTAGTTTGCTCATTGACGATTTTGGAAAGAACATTGAATCTTTCGTGTTGGCAGGTGGTGTAGGGTTAAAATTTGAAAGCCCAGGACAATGCCGACAAGCACTATTACAGATTCTCGGGTAAACTCTACTCGGTTCGTGCGGAAAAGACCAGTATCCTTCGGGGTACTGGTTTTTCTTTATAAATATAGTTGAGGTATTTAATATGGCAAGAGAAGCAACAAGTGCACACTTAGATTCAATGATACACGTTTATAATGGCGGTCCTTTAGATGGAACGACTGCTCGTTTGTATGTAACACCTTGGGATAGAAATACAGTCGCCGATGGTTATTGGCAGACAGTTAATACAATTCAACCTTTAATTAACCGTGATATTTACTTGGCAGATGCTATTGATAAATTATCAACAAAGTATATAAGATATATTGATGGTTGGGGTATTGATATATCTGCTAATGCTGATGGAACTCATACAATTTCTGTTGAACCAGATATTGATTTTGAGAATGTTCCTGTATATAATTTTGATAGTAAGTATTTTACAGTAAACAAAACTGGTAATACAGCTACAGTAGGATTTAATTTAGCATCTGATGGTTTCATTACTGCTGGTAATGATGGAATTTATTGTAACATTGACAAGTTATTATATGAAACAATAAACACTACTTCCTTTTCTTCTATTACAGCTAATGTTGTAACAGCATATACTTATGATTATAGTGTTACTTCATTAGATTTATCAGCTACAAATAAATTACCAATACCTTTAAATCCAGGAACAGTTTATTTAGTCGGATAATATGAAGCAATTTGAACAAGATACAGTAACGCATTTGTATGAAAATGCCCATAGTGGTTTTTATGGTTCTGATAACTCAGCTACAGTTGATTTACTTCCTAAAACTTGGACTCGTTATACAGTAACAGATGGTGACTGGATGCAAAAAGAAACTATTGACCCACTTGTAAATCGTGATATTTACCTTGCAAATAAGATTGACGAATTGGATAATTATTTTGGCAATCTTTATAGTGCAGGTAAACACATAAGCATTGACCGAAAGACTAATACAATTAGTTTAAATCCTTATGAATACGAATATGTATTTACCAGTGGCATCTTATGTGATGAATATGCAGTTACTACTGATTTGCCAGAAATGTATGGTGGACTTACAAATAAATTAACTGTAGATGAAAATGGTGTTACATATAATTATATACAAGGTTCGTCTTATATAGATAGTGCTTTGTCTGGCGAAATAGTTATTAGTGCTGGATTGATAAGTGCAATTCAATTTCCAATGGATAAAAACATTGTTTTGGTAACTTCTGCAATATATCAAATGGATAAAGATTATAGTGATTCCGGCGAATGGATAGAAGGTTATACTGAATTATATGATAGAGAACAAGGTAAAAAAGTTTATAAAGAATATCACGGTGAAAGACCAGAACCAATTACGGCAGATGAACATATAATTGAAGAAAATGTATTTAACCCAAGTGACTTTACTAATTTTAATCCACAAGAATTAACTGGTGGTAAAAATTATAATACAAAAACTGGCGAATCTTTCAACCCAACCGGTGTATTATACATTTACGATTAAAGGTTTATATGAAAAAGTATTACTACAAAAATGATGTTGGCGATGTTTATACAAATGACCCTAATGTATTTGATACCAATACAAAACCAATAACAGCTTGTTATAGTGGTAGATTTTACAGACACGGCATAGATAATGACCAGGTAAATACTTATAATTATGGTAATCATAGTCCTTGGTTTTGTATGAAAGATGGTAAATATCCGATTTATCATATAACATCGGCAAACCCACATTTTAATGATAGTACATTTAAAGGATTTAGAAAAATTTTTGATTTCACAGTTAGTAGTTTAAGTGGACAATACTTTTTAAATCCATCGGCAAGCACCACACCAACAAATGTTTATACGAATTATAGAGTTCCTTTTACAACTCCATATTTACAGAAACTTGACTGGATTGTAGATAATGAGAATTTATTTGAAAATGTTAATATGCAAAGTGCTACAAAACTACAATGGAAAATGAAAACTGATTTAATTACTGAATTTCGTACTTATACACAAGGACCAAATTCTTATAATGGTGATACAGATGGTTTCGTACTAAAAGTTAGTATGAGAGGTTCTAAAGCTATTAAAAATGATGTTCATGGCTATGATGTTGCTAATGGTAGAGATATTCTTACTTTGTCATATATGGATTTTACAAATGTAACTCCTACTGTAATTTGGCACGAGGAAACAAGTGGAATTAATGGAGAATTGAAAATACACGGCACTGAAAATAAACCTGGTGAATTTAGTGTTAATGTTCCACCACATTTTACATTAAATAAATCTGGATTCCCAACTGATGCCACAGGTATTAAAATAAAAGTTGATGGTCTATTTTTACATTCTAATTTTACAAAAAATTCTTATTATTTCCCTGATGATGAATACATTAACAATACAGCAACATTTAATGCCGGTATTAAAAGTACAAATTGTTTAGGTTTAATTTATCAGTCAAATGATAGTACAGAATGGCATTGGAATAATGATGCTTCTATTGACTATTTGAATAACAATTATTCTGCAACTTTTGAGTATGTCCCTGATGGTGTTGGAAACAAATTAAAAAATAAATATACAGTTAAAACAACAAATAGAACTGATTGTTTGAATTATTGGTATTACCCAGAAAAGCAAGAATTGACTAACCAAGCATTTTGGAATAACATATTTGTTTATAGTGCTAATACTACTAATACAGATTTATATTTATTTGAAGGAAAAACTGATAAAACTGATAGTGGATATATGTATATGTCCGGAGATAGTACTGCTACTTGGACTTCCGCTTTTGTTATAACTAAAGTTGATGATGCTTACCATATTTCAAATTCTAACTTTTTAACAGCTAATGTTAATGAACAAATGACTAATATGGATGGAGAAACTGTTCCTTTCTCTGCTAATGATAGATTTATCATTTATTCTTCACCAGGAGCATTAAATGCAGATTCATATTATAAATGCAACACATATAGTTATTGGGAAGGTGTAACTTCTACAAATTATGACTACTTTTATTTATCTGCACTTACTTCAATTAACGATTCTTTAACATCATATATTACCGAAGCTAGAGATGGATGGAAATGGAATACAACAGGTAATGCTCCAAGTAGAAATGATTTTACTGCTAATAATTATAATTTCTCAAACTGTACTATGGAATACACTATTCCTATATCAGATGTTACAAGTCAATACTTACATATTTCATATCCAATAACTACAGTTAATTGTGGACCTTATGGAAGTCAAAATAAAGGACTTGTACTAGAATACTCATTAACTTATGAATTCACAAAATAATTCAAAAATGGTCGCTTTTTAGCGACCTTTTCTTATAAATATAGAGATTATAATTTAATTTGTGAGTGAGTGATTTTATTATTAGGTTTAAAAATTAAAGAGGTAATTTTATGGCAAAGTATTCCGTGCCAGGTATTCGTTTTACAGAAATAGACAATACCATTCGTTCTAACTCTTTACCAGGTTTGGGCATTGGTGCTATCGTAATGAAGTCCAATAAAGGTCCTGTAAACCAGAGAGTTTTGACAACATCTTATGACAATTTCACTGACATTTATGGTCAGCCCGAAAATCTTGACGATTACGGTCACTTCGCTGCCGAAAACTATTTGGCAATTTCTAACCAGTTGTTGACTGTTAGAACCACAATGGGTGATGAAGGCTATGCTCAGATTCAATACCCATATACCGATGCTGACTTGAAGGACACATATCTTTCTAAAGATACTTCTGAATTCAAATACATTAACAATGAAGATAATGCTAATTTGAAGTTGTTGGGTAATTTGAATGATGTTACTCAAGTTTCTGCTTTGACAACAAATTATGAATGGCTACCATTAAATCCTAATTTGTCTGCTGCATTTGGTGTTTATCAAAAAGCAGGTCACGCAACTATCGTAGACTTGATTAACGATAACCCACCAGCCGTTGCTGTATTCAAGAACATTGGTAATGGTGAAGTAGAAGCAGAAAACATTGAAACCAGTGCTGGTCAATATGTTAAGTTTGCTACTAAAGTAAATAGCAAGGGTGAAGTCGGAAAGTGGTATGACGATTTGATTTTCACCGAATCTGCTTGGAGTGGCACACTTCCTGTATCTTCTATGCAGGTTTCTAATACTGCATTACAATATGTTATAACAGGTGATTCTGCTAAAAGTGGAACCATTTTGAAAGGTTATAAGACAGTATTTAGTATTCCAGCTGAATATACATTGAACAATGAAGGAACAACATTGACTGCTTATTATAAGGAAGATAGTGATGTCATTTCTGCTTATAATGATTCTGCAGTAAGTGCTATTGACATCACAGCATTGTTTAATAATGATAACTTCTATAAAGGTTCTAAAGATAAAGAAGCTAACCCTGACCAGGTTACAAATTCTAAAGGCGAACTCGTAGATTATGAAGAACCTACATATAGTGAAGACCCAGAAGATGCAGTAAAGATTCAATTCCGTGACTGGGACGATTGTGTAAACAAGACTTACTATGTTTTGAAAGACGAATTTGAAGATTCTGTTGGTCAGTCTGTTGGTATTCAATACCGTGAATATGGTATGAATACACTTCAAGAAGCTCTAGCTTCTCGTTATACAAATTCTCTTCCAAGTAAATATACCGGTAAAACTTCTACAACATTTGAAGTTGAATTTAAGGATTTGAGTAAATTAGCATCTGAAAAAGATGGATTTGCTAAAATTAACGAATTGGCAGACTCTTATGGATGTGACCCATCTGAATTGTTAACCGATAACAAGTATGGTTTATTAACTTATTATGATGTCTGGGAAGGCATTGAATATGAATATACTTATGACGAAGATGGTAATGCTACTCAAGTTGCAATTCTTAATACTCCTGTAGAAAAGGTAATTTATAAGAAAGACTGGGAAGAATTCGTTTCTAAACACCCACAAGGTGATGTCGGTTATGACGAAAAATTGTTCTGGACAGTTGGTGAAAAGAACGCCAAGACCCCAACAACAATTTCAGTTTACACTGCTGACGAGCCAAATGGTGTAGTTATTCCTTGGCAAGAAAATACAAAGAAAGACGAAGAAGGCTCTGAATCAATTAACAAAATGGCTGCATTTGCTACTTCCGAAATCTTGAATGGAACAAACGAAAGATATAAGGATGGTTATACTGTTTCCATTGAATCTGATGACGAACCAGGTAATGGTGACATAGAACAGTATGTTTCTAATAAGGCCAACCAGTTGATTATTGCTTCTATTGGTCCTGGTGAATATGGTAATGACATTGGTGTTTCCATTATCACTCCTGAATGTGCTGAAATCCCAGCATTGAACCATCAGAATGCTTTCATGTGGAAGTATAAGTATGACGATGAAGACCAAGTTGATAATGATGAAGTTGACCAGGATACTTTGACTTGGAAGAAGGTCTATCGTATCAACGTCTATGTAAAGACCAAATCACAGACTGCTGAAGCAGCTTGGGGAACTGGTATGGATGCACTCTTGAAGGACCCAGCTGAATCTTGGTTTGTATCTAATGACCCAACTGCTAAGGACTCCGAAGGTAATTCTTTGTATGCTCCTAACGTCATTAACGGTCACTCTGATTACATTTATGTTTCTCGTAATTCCGTAAACGAAGCAAGAACCGGTGCTGGTACCTATGCTATGCCACATCAGACCTTCGCTATCTATGGATTGACTGGTGGTTCTAACTCAAAGAAGAACAATGTAACAGAAAAGATTGCTGGCTTGAAACTTTATGCTGACAGACAGAAGGCCGATTTTGACATCTTGTTCAACGTAGATGCTATTGACACATTCAATGGTAAACAGAGATACTCTGCTCTCCAGAGAAAGATTGCCGAAATTGCTGCTAGCAGAACTATTGACATTGGTGTAGTTCAGGTAACTTCAAGAGAAGCTAAATCTGTTAAGAGAATGCTTGGTGAAGCTAAAATGTTCTCCTTCAACAATGGTACTTATGTTGCTGAATATGCTGGCTATGACAAGTATTACAATGGTACACTTGCATCTTGGATTTACTTGCCTAAGTCTATTGCTGGTGCTTGCCGTATGGCTTACTGTGATATGACTGCATATCCTTGGTTCGCTCCTGCAGGCGTTCAGCGTGGTAACATCACTTATACCAACGGTCCATTAACTCGTTTGACTGATGATGAAATTGGTCAGTTGTATAACATCAATGTCAATACTTCTAGAGATTGTGGTGGCTTTGGTGAATGCTTATACGGACAAAAGACTGCTTTGAAGAAAGAAAGTGCTTTGAACAGAATCAATGTTCGTAGATGTTTGAACTACATTGAAAAGGTTCTTGAAAATATGATGCTCCCTTACTTGTTCCAGCAGAACACTGCTAATACAAGAAGTGCTGCTAGAAACTCTATTGACGCTTTCTTGAACCGTGTTCAAGCTGCAGAAGGTGTGGAACAATACTCTTTGAGTGTTACACAAGATAACGAAGACCCACACATTATGAATGTTGCTATTCGTATCGTTCCTGCTGAAGCTATTGAATTCATTGATGTTAAGATTACTGTTGATAGAAATACTGGTGTTATTACTAGCGAAGCTATGTAACACAAATTCAATAACAAATTAACAAAAGGACCGAGTAAAATCGGTCCTTTTCTCTATAAATAGATTATGACAAAAAATGAGATAAAATTACACACAAAAGAACTTTATGAATCTGTCATATTGGTTTTCAAAGACGAAGCCACAGTTGACCTCGCAATTTATGAAAATCTATTTGACGATGATTATATGAAGGTTTTTGTCCTTCTTTTGAGTTATTTTAAGCTCGCAAAGGTTCCAAATAAAGTTCTTGAAATTTGTTTGAATTGTAAAGAAATTCCACAGCAAACATACAACATTTTCTTCCAGTATTGTCAAGATAAATGGATGTATAAGGCCTGTGGCGAAATTACAAAAACAATTAAAGAAATTGAAGAAGGTAAATTCTAATGTCAATGTTTAGTAATAACTATTTGAAGGGTGACTTTATGCCAAAACATCCTGAGAAGTGCCTAAATTACAATGGCAAAGTAGAAGGACACCCTGTTACATTCCGTTCCAGTTATGAAAAGATTATGGCTAATTGGTTAGACCTTAATAACAACATTTTGGAATGGGGGTCGGAAATTGTAGAAATTCCTTATTATTCCCAAATTGATGGAAAGACCCACAAATACATTACAGACTTTATGTTCACTTGTAAGAATAAGCAAGGTAAGATTGAGAAATGGCTAATTGAAGTTAAGCCAAAATCACAAGTTCCACAATTAAACGAATGTGGGCAAATTATGTTCCCAAAACTTCAACCAACAAATAAGGGCAAATTAAACCAAAAACGAATAGAAAGATGGCAAGAGTATTGTAATGTCCTTAAGAAAAACAAAGAAAAGTGGGATATGGCTAAGGAATGGTGCAGGAAGAATGGATACTGTTTTAAAGTAGTAACTGAGGAGGAGTTAGGTCTGACAAATAAATAAAATATGGGCAACAGGAGGATTTTATGTCAGACGAAGAATACGAAAAGTTAAAACAGTATATGGCTGACCAAATTAAAGAAATTGAGTTATATAAATGGCTAGAAAGTGAAAAAGCAAACCGAGATTTGGGTGAAGAAGCCATAAAAGATTGGATTGAGAAACATGCTGCAGAGTTCCGTGAACGCTGGGAAAAAGAACATAAAAGTTATAAATAGTATATAAAATAACACGAGGTTTAATATGGCAGATTTTAAGAAATTATTTAACGAACAATGTTCTGCTCCCGTAGACTGTAATGTACTTGAAGAAAGTGTTGGAACAATGAAGAAACAGCACATGTATATTTCAGGTCCATTCTTACAAGCAGAAGATAGAAACCGTAATGGTAGAATTTATCCACAGAAAATCATTGAGAGAGAAGTAAAACTTTTCAACCAGTTGATTGAATCCCACGAAGCTCTCGGTGAATTAGACCACCCTGATTATGCTGAAATCAAATCTAAAGCATCTGCAATTCGTATTACAGAACTTGCTATGGATAAGAATTTGGCTTTGGGTAAGGCCCTTGTTCTTGATACCCGTAATGGTAAGGAACTCCAGGCATTGCTTGAAGGTGGTTGTAAGATGGGTGTTTCTTCCCGTGGTACTGGTAATCTTCTTGAAGGTAACATTGTAGCCGACGATTATCACATGGTTACTATTGACGCAGTTTATATGCCTTCTGCTCAGGTTGCCTATTGCGATGCTATGTATGAATCTGTACAAAGAACTACCGAATGGGTATTGAACGAATCTTTGGGCTTGTATGTTGAGAGAGAAGCCGAAAACAATGCTGACAAGATGGTAAATGGTATTCAGGTTACTTCTCCACAGAAAGCTGAACAAATAGTTCGTGCTACCGAAGAATTTAACAAGAAGATTGACCGAAAGGGTTCAAGAGAAATCAAGAAAGCCTTTGCCGAATGGTTCAAGACACTTTAATTTTTGTATGGAGAACAATATGTACGGTGATTGGAGAAAAGATTGTTGGTATCTAGTTGGTATTGATGAAGAAGGCGATTGGACTTTCTATATCAAAGACAAATTTGGCATTACTGATTTTAAAGAACATGCTACCTGTTTTAAAAGTCCATTAGAAGCAAAAGCAGCTAAAGCATGGCTTGAATCAGAATTAGAGAAGCTCGGTTATCCAGAGGATGAGAATGTAATTTCTGTTGAAAAATGGATTGTAG